AGTCGGTAGAGCAGAAGACTTTTAATCTTTTGGTCGATGGTTCGAATCCATCACGGCCCACCAATTGCATCAACGACTTAGGCGCCCGATGGGCGCCTTTTTTGTGGTCGTGGAAAAATTGGCGGAAATATTGCGATGTTTCACGCTTACAAGTCGGACTTTCGAGGCGGCTTCACGAGCGGGACTTCGTGGTCGTAGCGTTGCCGCATGGCTTCAGTCCGGTGGCCGCCGGCGGCCTTGTTGTCGCTGTCGGTGATGCCCCGATGCTTCAGGCCGTGCAGCGAAAACCGCTCGCTCTCATCGATGACGCCGGCGCTGATTGCCTCGGTGATGAGCCGCTGCCAGGCGGTATCCAGGGCGGACTTGCGGATCGGGTTGCCGCCACGTTCCACCAGCAGGTAGCGATCGATGGCGCGCAGCGGAACCGGTCGCACGCGGCCCTTTCGGTTCCAGATGCGGTGCCGGCGTTCGACCAGGTCATCCCACGCCTGCAGCATTTCGTCGTCCCACTCGGTGATGTTGTCACGCGACCCCTTGCGGCGGTTGCTGTGGATGCCTTCTTCCTGGCGATGGGCGTCGGTGAGCGTGCACACCTCGATGCCGCGTAGACGTACGCTGTAGGCGAGCACCATCACCGGCGCCAGGTAGTCCGACACCCGCCCCAGCGCATTGGAGGGCAGGGCACCACGCTCACGCGCGAACGCCAGCACGGCGCGGTAGGCCTCCGGCGTTGGCATGCGGATGCGACGCTGTTCTTTCGCCTGCCGTACCCCCTTGGCCGGATTGCTGCTGCAGTAGCCCATGCGCACGCCCCAGGACAGGGTGAGCCGCAGATAGCGGTGAAGGTGGTTCGCCTTGGTGGGCGTCGCCGGCAGCGCTGGCTGGGTGCGGCTGGCCGGTCGACCGGCCGCGAAGGTTTCCACCAGGCGCTGTACCACGGGCGTGGTGATGCGGTTGCCCGACTGCGTTCGATCAACGTCAAGGTCAGGGTGATGATGGTGGCGGCGCACAGGAAGGCAGCCAGGCCGCTGGACGCCACGTCGAACCGGCGCATCACCTCGGTGCCGCCCAGGTAGCCAGCCACCACGCTGATGGCCAGGTAGACCAGGCGCTTGGACAGGGAGAGGTCCTTGGCGGACACGACGAACAGCGTGGCGCCGGCAAAGGCCCCGATGAATGCATCGGTTTCGATGCCCGGCAGCAGCGACGCAAGGCCGACGCCGGTAGCCAAGGCCATCATGCTGCCGGTCGAGGTGGGCTCGGTCATCATCAGTCCCAGAGCTGGACCAGCGGGCGCACGGCGGTGCCGGCGGCGGACGATGGCGCGTCCGGTAGATCCACTGTCAATCCCATGGGCAGGACGGCGCCGTGCAGGCTGATGCCGTAGTTGAGGGCGAACGCCTTTTCCGCTACCTCTGCGGTGCGCCCCAGGTGCCGGTGGCACAGGGCATCAAGGGTGTCGCCCTGTTGTGCGATCACGCGCATCAGATCAGCTCCACGGTTACGCGGTCGATGCCGAGCAGATCTCGAACCGCGCTGCGGTGATCGCGGCGGAGTTCATCGATGGTCGGGGTGAGTTCGTCGGCCCGCTGGTTGCCCTGCGCAGTGGCGTCATAGGAGCGGTAGCGCTCATGCAGCTCGACCGCCGTGGCGCAGTGGACCGCGCGCAGGAAAAGCTGCTCCAGCACCGAGACACCATCCACGTGTGGCGCGGGCACGTCTGCAAGTGTCAAATGCCCAGCGGCCTCAACCTTGTCCTTCCACGCCGTCAGCTCGCGGGTTACCGCGATGACCGCCATCACCGCCGCCCCGCGCAGGCGCGGCGCGGCCACGTCTCCGGGTACGCGCACGGCATCGCGCAACGCGGCCACATCCACTTCCGGCCAGAACGGCCCGGCGGCGATGGGGCGCTGCAGGACAACGGGGGACGCATTGGCGGTGAAGCTGCTCATGGAATCTCCTGGGTCGCCGGTGGTCGGGGCGTCACACCGGGCGGAGGGTTGCCAGGTGATCGGCCCCGAGCCGGCGGGGTCGCGGGGACGCTCGGTGGGAGGCTCAGTCCTGGGACCGGGTTGCCTCGATATGTTTCAGAAGGCGCTCGGCGCGCTTCAGGTCTTCCTTGCCACCGCAGCTGTCGTGCAGCTGGATGGCACGGCGCAGATCTTCGATAGCTGCGTTCAGCTGAGGAGCCGAAGTGACAGGCTGCTCGTCTTCGCGCAGCATCGAGTTGCGGCCACGTGCCAGCAGCAGCTTGGCCCGGACCTGGTCGGGCATGTCGTTGTGCTCGGTGAGCGCCACGGCCCGATCCAGGACGGCCTGATCGAACCGGGTGCCAGTGCGCTGTGCGTTGAGGGCGGCCACCGCCACCTCCTCAGCCACCACACAGCCGGTAGTGCGGCTGAAGCTGTCCGGCATCGCGAGGCCGTGGCCAAGCACGTACTCCGCGACATGCAGACCTCGCTGGTAGTCGCCGGCGTCGATGGCCCACAGCATCACCGTGGATACGACCAGGTCGTCGCCCCCTAGGTTGGCGGCCAACACGCCGTCTACATAGGCGGTGTAGGTCGGCAGCAACGCCAGCTTCAGCTGCGCCTTGGCCTGGGTCGACTGCAGCTGCTTCAGGCGTGCGCGGTCGCCCGCGAGCTGCAGCTGCATCTGCTGGTGGATGGGCGTGCCTGCCATCAGCTGGCCGCCCGCCGCCTGCGTCGCCGCCGACGCCGCCAGCAGCCGCTGCACATGTCGTTTTGCCGGCGTATCGGCCATGGCTCAGGACTCCATTTCGATGTTCTCGGCCACCGCGCCGCGACCGTAGTCTTCGACCACGTAGTCATCGTTGGACGATTCGAAGTTGGCGACCCGGTTCTTGTTGGGCTGCTCTTGGATGAAGCGGCGACGGCCGCCGATCTGCCAGTACAGGGACAGGTTGCTCAGCGAGGTGACCATCAGGCCTTTGGGCGGCATGAACGGCACCACGACCGGCTGCAGCCCGCCAATGCGCTTGGTGCCCAGCACCAGGTCGGCGGCAACCTGCTCGGTCGGGGCGTTGTCCTTGTTGATGATCGGGAAGTACTTGTCGTGCACCAGCGATCGGCCGCAGATCACCACCAGCTCGGGGTCCTCCTGGTGCCACGGGTCGATCATGTTGGCCACCAGGTCCATCACCAGCGCGTCCAGGTTGGCGTAGTCGGCGTCTTCGCCGCCAATCCGGATACGGCCTGATTCGGGCCTACCCTCATGCATTACCCGCTGCGGTGCGGTTTCCCGGTACTTCTGCAGCCAGCCCTTGTTGACGTCCTGCAGCAGCGGATGGGTGTCGCGGTTGGTGGTGTCGGCAATGCTGGTGCCGTTGAAGCCCACCATGATCCGGTCCAGGGCCTGACGGCGGATGATGGCGTCGCGGATCAGGGTCTGGAAGTTCTTGTGGCGTGCCCAGGCGTCCAGGCGAGCGTAGGGGAGGGCGGTGTCGTAGTTGGTCTGGACGCATTCGTAGTCGTTCTGGTCCAGCGCGGTCACGTCGGCCGGCTTGCGCTCGCCGTCGCCCCGGGTGTCGGTGCGGCCGGCGATGGTGCCGTTGATACCGACACCGATCTTTTCGCCCTTCAGATCGACCACGCCAGGCATGTTGATGGCCGAGAGGAAGGCGCTGCTCTCCTGCATGCGCGTTTCCATGGTCTGCTGCACGGCTGGGTCCACCGCGAACGTATGGGCAACATTGCCCACGTTGTTCAGACGGGCAACCTGCTGGGTGAAGCCATCAAAGTGCTGGCGGGTTTCGGTGCGCATGGGGGTGCTCCAGGAAGGCGAGTGGGGTAGGGGGCTGTCAGCAGTCGGTAGCGTTGGCCGCGTCATCGCCCGCGCTGCCCGGAACGATGGGGCGCTGGTTGAAGTGCTGCGGTGTCTCGTCCAAGGTCTTGCGCACGCCGTTCATCTGGGCGGTGAGGCTCTGTATCTTGGCGCGCAGGCTGCGGTTGCTCTGCAATAGTTCGGCGACGGCGGCGTCCTGCTCGTTCACCGCATGCAGCAGCTTGGTAGCGAACGCCTCCAGCTCATGGCTGTCGGCCACTGGCGCTGGAGCGGGGTGCTTCTTCCGCTGCCCGAAACCAAGGCTGCCCAGCAAGGCGGCCACCGGGCCGGGACGAGCGCAGGGCGTGTCGTCCTCAAAGACCACCGTGACTTCAGCTGCTTCGGAGTAGCAGTTTTCCGGCGCCAGCTTTCGGTCCTGCAGCGGGCTCTGTTCGGGATGCTTGGCGGAGAATGCGAGCATGGTGGTGCTCAGGCTGGCCGGCGAATCGGTGACCGACAGGCCGTACAGGTAAGCGCGACCGCTGCCCGCGAAGTTCGGGGCAATCTCGATGCTGGTGTAGACCTTCTGCTTCAGGTTGTTGACCAGGTTCACCAGTTCCCCGGTCGGCTCGACCTGGGCGAACAGCGCCAGCTTGGTCTGGCCCTGGATCTCGACTTCCTCGGCTTTGACCGCGACAACGTCGCCGTAGGCGCGGAACGGGCCGTCGGGCAGCTTGCTGCGCAGGTGCTCGATCCAGATTCGGGCACCGTAGACATCCGGGCTGTAGGTCTCCGCGATGTCCAGGATGTCCTGCCGGCTGATTTCGCGCCGGTCGGTGGTCGCGCCTTCGACGGCTACGCGGAAGAATCGGGAGCGCTGCTTGTTGTCGGAATTGCTGGCCATGTCGCCTCTGCCTGGGTCGTCGCGCATCGGGTGCTGATGCGATGACCCATGGTCAGTGGCAGGTGCGGCTGCTTCAACGGGAAGTGCCTGTAGCGCAGCGTTCTACGCCGGCCGCGCATGTCGCGCGCGCGCGTGGCCCGGCAACCTGTTCAGGTGAGCAGCGTAGCCCAGACCCTTCACCTCGATCCACGACGCCAGGCCAAGTTCCTGTACTGGATGGGGTGGCGCGTGTGCGACATCGCAAGCTTCATCTGCGAGAAGGACAAGACGGTTCACAGCTGGAAGTCGCGGGATGGGTGGGATCGCGCGGACACCGTGGAGCGCATAGGCGGTGCGCTCGAGGCGCGCTTGGCCGTTCTGATCCACAAGGAAGGCAAGACCGGTGGCGACTTCAAGGAGATCGATCTGCTGCACCGTCAGCTGGAGCGCCAGGCGCGCATCCAGCGTTACCAGGGTGGCGGGAACGAGGCCGACCTCAACCCGGCGGTAGCAAACCGCAATGCCGGTCCGAAGAAGAAAGTTCGCAAGAACACCTTCAGCGATGAAGAAGTCGAGCGGTTGCAGTCCGCCTTCGTGGATGGCTGCTTCGAGTACCAGCGCGACTGGTACCGGGCAGGATCGGAGCGAACCCGCATCATCCTGAAGTCGCGGCAGATCGGTGCGACCTGGTACTTCGCACGTGAAGCGCTGATTGATGCGCTGACCACCGGGCGGAACCAGATCTTCCTCAGCGCCTCCAAGAGCCAGGCCCACATTTTCCTCGGCTACATGCGCAGCTTCGTGCACGAGGTGTTGGACCGGGACCTGACAGGCGAGCCGATCACCCTGGGCAACGGCGCCGAGCTCTTCTTCCTGGGGACAAACGCACGCACCGCTCAGGGCTACCACGGCAACTTCTACTTC